TTTAGAAGGATACTTTTTTAATGAAAAGATGTACATTTCTGATAACGTGGGACTTACCCTAAACAGCTATGGCAGGTAAATCAAAACTCACAGACTATCAATGGGCAGAAGTAGAAAAATGCCTTATAGATGGTGAAACTCAAGAAGCAGTTGCTACTAAGTTTGGAATCTCCCGACGTGCATTAGCCCAAAAGATGGGTTCACGAGTTAGAGCTATTCAAGATGTTGCTACTCAAATGGTAGACGCAAGGAAAGCTTTAGAAGTGATGCCTATAGTTTCGCAGATCAATGCGCAGACTCTTATCAATCGGTTAATGAACATTTCGGACCATATGGCAAGTGCTGCAGAATACTCTGCACGGAACGCTCACAAGCTTTCCCGACTTGCTACGGACCATTTAGAATCAGTTGATAGTGACTATTTGCTTAAAGATCCGAACACTTTACGAGTGGTTACTGGACTTACTAACATGGCAAACGAAGCTTCAAAAATCCCATTAGGGTTAATGAACGCAAGTAAAGAACAAATGCAACGGATCAACGAACCCGAAGCAGAACAAATAAAGACGCTCGATGAGTTCTACGGCAATAGCCCAACTAGCTCCGACTCTTAATCCTGTTCTTAAGGATTTCTGGCTTACCCCTACTCGTAACAGGGTTTTGCACGGTGGACGATCCAGTTCCAAATCTTGGGATGCAGCAGGGTTTGCAATTTTCCTTGCTAACTCATTAAAGGTTCGGGTACTTTGTACCCGGCAATTCCAAAGCAAAATTGAGGAATCAGTTTATACTTTGCTGAAAGTGCAAATAGCCCGCTTTGGCCTATCGCACAGATTCAAAATCTTAGAAAATAAGATCATTAACCGGTATACGGGAAGTGAGTTTATTTTCTATGGTTTATGGCGTTCCATCGATGAGATTAAATCTTTGGAAGGCGTGGATATACATTGGTCAGAAGAAGCCCATTTGCTTACTGAAGAACAATGGGAAATTCTAAACCCAACGATCCGTAAGCAAGGATCACAGCATTGGATCATCTTTAACCCCCGCTTAGCTACGGACTTTGTCTACAAACGCTTCGTGACTAATCCGCCACCGAATACAATCGTTCGGCAGATTAACTACATGGACAACCCATTTCTCAGTCAAACAATGCTTGACGAGATTGAGGCAGCTAAAGCAGAGGATTATGAGAACTATCTTCACGTTTATGAGGGAGTTCCTCTAAGTGACGATGAGGAATCTGTTATCAAGCGCTCTCACGTTATGGCTGCTATTGATGGTCATCGTGCTCTTGGTATCACTCCCACTGGCTTACGACGCATTGGTTTCGACGTTGCTGATGCAGGGGAAGATTACTGTGCGATGGTGGAATCCTATGGTTCATTGAACACTTGGGCAGATCAATGGAAAGCTAAAGATGATGAGCTTCTGAAGTCCTGCACTAAAGTATGGACACGAGCAAGAGAGTCAGAAGCCCATATCATTTACGATGCGATTGGCGTAGGTGCTACATCAGGGGCTAAGTTTAATGAGCTCAATACCGAGCACAGAATAACAATACCCCATCAAAAGTTCTTTGCAGGTGGATCGGTTACTAAGCCTGATTCATCCTATCAAAAGTCGGGAATAAAGAACAAAGATTATTTCTCGAACATCAAAGCACAAGCCTGGTGGCTTATTGCTGATCGGTTCAGAAATACCTTTAATGCAGTTCGGAATGGCCATTCCTTTAATGATGATGATATAATCTTCATCGATAGCAACATGCCTTATCTCAATCAACTGATAGACGAATTAACTTCGCCCAAACAGGATTATGATAATGCAGGTAGAGTTAAGGTAGAAAGCAAAAAAGATCTAAGCAAACGAGACGTAGCTTCTCCCAACTTAGCAGATGCTTTCATCATGGCGAACTTACCGGGCGAAATGCGCAAACGCTCGTTTTTTGGATAGGGATTTATGTTTAAGGGGCTATTTGGTAAAAAGGAAGAGGTTCAACAAGAACCACAAGTGCCAAAGAAGCGTAAAAGCTTGTTCAGCACTCATGAATTTGATATGCTCGATCCTGATAGGATCCGCAATAAAGTAGCTGACAGTCTAAACGCTTTGCAAAGAGAACAACCAGCATTTCATGGCGATTACGCTATGGACGATTCAAGCAATGGCATTGCTAACTTTAAAATGTACGCCAATGGAATCAATACTGTTTCAGACGCGGTTGTTGGTTGGTATGCTACCCAAGGATTTATTGGCGCACAGTTATGCGGCATCATTGCCCAAAATTGGTTAGTTAACAAAGCATGTGCAATGCCTGCTGACGATGCTGTCCGTAAAGGATACAACATTGTCACTACTGATGGCGATGAGCTTGATCCTGAAGCAGTAAAGATTCTAAAGTCTTATGACAAGTCATTACGCTTACAATGGAACATGCGTGAGTTTATCCGCAAAGGTAGAATCTTTGGCGTTAGAGTTGCAATGTTTAAAGTTATTTCTACTGATCCAGAATATTACGAAAAGCCTTTCAACATTGATGGCGTCACTCCTGGTTCGTACAAAGGCATTGTGCAAGTTGATCCCTATTGGACTGCACCAATGCTTGACGGATCAAGTGCAAGTCAGCCAGACACATTGCATTTTTATGAGCCAACCTGGTGGATCATTAACGGTAAAAAGATTCACCGTTCCCATTTAATTATTTTCCGTCATGCTGAACCGGTAGACGTCCTTAAGCCTCAATACATTTATGGCGGTATACCGCTAACACAACAAATCATGGAGCGTGTATACGCTGCTGAACGTACTTCCAATGAAGCACCACAATTAGCTATGTCTAAGCGTACTACTGTTTGGCTTACAGATATGGAAGCAGTCATGGCTAATACCAATGACGCTATCGGCAGATTACAAACTTGGTCTCAGTTTAGAGACAATTACGGTATTAAAATTGGGGATAAAGAAGGCGATGAGTTCAATCAGTTTGATACTTCCTTAGCAGACTTTGATGCTTTAATCATGACTCAATACCAATTGGTAGCAGCTATTGCTGGTGTACCAGCTACTAAGCTCCTTGGTACTTCCCCTAAAGGCTTTAATGCTACAGGCGAATATGAAGAAGCAAGTTATCATGAGCTATTGGAATCTATTCAAACTCATGATTTAACCCCATTAGCCGAACGTCATCATCAGTTAGTTATTAAAGCTTATGTTGAGCCACAACTCAAAATAAAAATGGACGTTGAAACAACCCTTAACTGGTTACCGCTTGATACACCTACAGCTAAAGAGCTTGCAGATACTAACTATATTAAAGCCCAAACAGGGCAAGTATTGGTTACTTCTGGGGCATTATCCAGTGAAGATGAGCGTCAGCGTATTGCTACCGATAAGCAATCCGGCTACAATGAAATGGGTTTAGAAGATCAAGATATGCCTGATGAAGGCGAAGAGCTTGCTGATGAAGACTTACTTGATACTCAAGACCAAAACTTTGATGATCCTGAAGTAGGCGGGGGCCCAATCGGGGAAAAGCTTTCAGTTGCTCAAGATGCTGAAGAAGGCCATTGGATTACCGTTAAAGGCACTCATATAAAAATCAGCGAAGGCGGAAAAATTGTAGCCGGCCCAGAGCAATTGAAACAAGCTATTGAGCATCATGCAAAGCAAGCCGAATATCATGAAAACCAAATGCTTGAAAAATCTTCTAGCGGCAAACATGAAGAAGCACGTGCTCATCAAGAAGCACGTAACCATCACAAGCAAGTGGGTTCGCATTTACATCAAGCAATGGCATTAAGTGCTAAAGGGGAAAAAACATTATCCTCGGGGCATACATCGCTTGCCGAAAAACATGCTAAACAAGCAGCTCAAGCAGAGCATTTTGGTAATGTTCATAAGCCTCAACAAAATACTGAAACTTCTCAAGAAGAACCAAATAATAATTCTAGTAAAAAACCTAAAGCCCATAAACCTGGGGAGGCTATTCAAATAGTAGAACCTCGTACTGCTGGGGGTAAAGGACATAATATTGTTGTGAAAGAACATTTAGGTGGGGATAAGTATAGGGGCGTGATTAACGATGGTCCTTTAGCTGGGCATACAGTTGTTGGTAATGTTCGTAATCCTAAATCTAATGAAACAGAAGAACCCGATCATGGAGCAGGAGTTAAAGCAGATGCAGCTTATGCGTTAAGTTCTAAAGGCAATTCAATGGAAGCATTTAATGCTCATAATGAAGCAGCAGAAGCTTACCAAGGTGAAGGCAAAGAAGCTTTAGCAAAACGCCATAGAGACACAGCAAGAGAAATATTTACGGCCCTTCGATATAAGAAGTAAACATGCCAATCCGCAAACCTATCTCTAGAGACGGGGCAATAGGCAAAGCACTAAGTCCTAATGCAGGAATATCTGCAGACTTTGCTAAGCCTATTACTAAGTTGATCGGTTTGATGTATCGCGACGCATTACGGGAGCTTACTAAAGTATTTAAAGATACTGACTTTACTTCCGCTATGGATGCTTCTACAACAAGTCAAGCAAGAATTATTTTGAATTGGCTTTTGCGTAAATGGTCCAAACGGTTTGATGAATTAGCTAAAAGTTCAGTTGATCGCATGATTGATCGTACTCTTAAGAATTCTGCAGTAACTTTAGGCTTATCTTTTAGAGAAGTTAGTAAAGACTTTGAAATCGATACTACTTTAATGAACGAACGCATTACTGAAGTGATTAAAGCTTCTACACAAGAAGCTGCAAATTTGATTAAAGTTATTCCTCAGCGATTTATCAATGAGGTTCAGGGACAGGTAATGCGTAGCATCACTACCGGTAATGGTATGAAAGATTTAGTACCTTACCTTACTAAGAAATATAATGGCGATGTTAAACGCGCACGCTTAACAGCAGCAGATCAAACAAGAAAAGCTTATCAGTCTATTAACACTGCAAGGTTACAAACCTTAGGAGTTAAAAAATTTGTATGGATTCATTCAGGAGGCGGTAAAGCTCCACGTTTGGACCATATTAAAATGTCGGGTAATGAGTATTCGTTCGACGATCCTCCCGTAATAGGTAAAATGTACGGTAATGAAGTACGGGGATTACCGGGAGATTTACCTAATTGCAGGTGTATTTACAAACCAATTATCAACTTTGATTTAGAGGATTAAATATGAAAGATCAATTAAATGCAGTAGAGTCAGCGAATATGAGCATTGCTAATATTGCTGGTATGGGCGAATCTGCCCAAGCTGAAGGTGTTTACACTTTCCGTTGCTTTGAATATGAAAATGGC